TTCAATCAACTGTTTCATGTTTGCACACCCAGTCTTCTTGACTGTAGTAGACATTTTCACACCTAGTTGCACTTTACTACCAGAGAAACCTTGACCAACTACCTGTCCTGCTCTACCTCTCATTGAGCACATGAGTAGATTGTCATACTCTAAATCAAACTGCATGATGTCTGCTACCTGTCCACCTATATCATTTACTTCTATCAATGTATATGCATGGTTATATTGTGTGCATACCTGATGAATTATATTTGGAAACAAAAGCGGTTTAATTTTATTGTTTCTATACTTTGCTACTAACCTATACGGTATCTCTGTAGTATCTACAATAACGAATGCGGAATAGTCTTTAGTAATACCTCGTGCTACGTCAACTGTACAGACATAATCATGTCCTTCTATAGGCTCTTCAAATATATCCAGTCCTGCATTAGATGTAAGTGGGTCATCATATGCAAGTATCTTTAATTTACTAGATGTAATTAGTGTATTGACAGACCCTAAGAATTCACATTCAAACTCTTGGTTGAATTGCTCTTCAGATGTATTCTTTATAGTCTGCTCTTTCCAGTCCGCATCTCTACCTGGCACTTGTGACCAGTGGACTTCTGTAGTAACGTATTCATTCTTACCTTTCTCTGCATCATGCCATAGTTTATAAAACATATTCATACCCTTAGGGGTAGAAATGATAATCACCTTAGTTGACTTACCTGAGGATATAGTAGGATACACAGAGCTAAAAAACTCATCAGCGATATGAGTCGGAATAAAGGCGAATTCGTCAAGAAATATAATGTTAAATGACATACCCCTGACAGCAGAAGCGGAAGTAGAAGCAGCCATGATTTTACTGCCGTTTTCAAGTTCCAGAGAGCCTCTGTTCCAGTTGACGACTCCTTGTTGCATCCAGTTTGGGAGGTTTTCATATGACAGTTGTAATCTTTGTAGCATTTCTCTTGCAGTCGCTGCTTTGTTAGCAAGGATTGCAACGTTTACGTTATCATTAAACAGCGTATACCATAACAGATAGGCAGTAACAACTGTTGACTTACCTGACTGTCTTGGTAGTTTGGCAATATTGAATCTATTATCATGAAACTTGTTGACCATATCCGCTTGGAAGTCATACAAGTCAAAATTAACTAGACCTTTATCTAGTGAGATAATCTTAATGTAGTTGACAATAAAGTATACAGGGTCTTGACTACACTTTACGAATTCTTCTACTTGCGTAGGTGTAAAATTTTGAGCAATGTTTGCTCGTTTTAGATTCGGATTACCTAGATATATTTCGTTTGATGCCATCTAGGGTTTATCAAATAGTATGTTGTTTATATATTTATCTGCCCACTCTTCACTAAACCATTGACTAAGCACTGCTTTTGTTTTCTTATTCTTTCGTTGCGAAGTAGTATACCAACACTGGTCATCTAATCTTTTCATAATACCAACCCAATCATCAGACCATTGTCCCATCTGCACTTCAGTGCTGTATATCCTGAGATACTCGAGAACTACCTGATAGAATTTTTCTTGCTCCTCTTCCGTCTTCAGTCTTGCAAACTTACAGTAAGGAGAAAATATCTCACCCCATTCGGGTAGTTGACGATTATCTTTAAATTGAAACTGTTTACTGATAGGTGATAACTTGTCACTCCAGTCCACACCATCCACAAATGATATGTCTACAATAGCAGCAGTAACCCCTGCATGAGTTTGTATTATATCTGCACCAAATATAGGCAGATAGTATGCAGGGTCTGGCCAAAAGACACAGTGGACAATTTGTATTTTATCTGTTTCTGCTGTCTCTAAATGAATCCTTCTTAGTCCTTTAGACTTCCACATTTCATTTTTAATAACAACCTTCTCGTGTGTTATTAAGTCATGCAGAGTAGTTATTTGCTCTAACTCTGGGAAGTCTGCGATACTACATCTAATTAGATTAGCAAGGTCATCACGTATGCTTGGAAAGGACATAACCAACACCAATGAATAATACAGCGAATACCAATAATACTAGGGGTGAGGTTATAATTGGGTCCCAGTTACCATGTTGTATTAGTGGTTGTTTCTCCCACGTACCTGGTAAATGGTATACAGAAGGGTGTGATGCAAATATCATCTGCCTAAAAAATAATGATTAATAATTTCAATTTTCTCATGTGCCTGAGCGATGGCTGCAATCTCTCCATCTATTGCTGCCATAACATCTGAATGCTCACCAATCCCTACAGGTTGGTTGAGATAGATATCAACGTTTTGTTGATGTTTTGCAATCAAACCTTGATAGTATGTGATTTGATTTTTCAGAATGTTGTCACGCAAGTTGACCATAAACTAACCTTCAATAAGTGTGCCTTGTGATCTACGAATTTCACGTAGCTCTTCAAAATTTTTGTTTTTTGTGCCACCATCATATGCCCATGCATAACCTTCGGCAATCATTTGTTCGTTGAGCGATACTTCATCATCACCAACGTATAACCAACCAAGCAGACGCCCATACTTACCCATCCCACCTTGGAGTTCAGTTCGTATAGTAAGTTCATGCTCTCCATTAATTGTATCCTCCAGTGTGCCTTTCATCCAGTTGGTAGCGTCTATCCCTAATGCCTTTTCTTCTAAGTCTCTAGTCCTCTTCTCAGGAGTATCTATACCCGCGATTCTTACACGCTCGTGTTTATAGATATCGAATCCTAAGTCAATGACAACGTCAATGGTATCACCATCAACTACTTTAACAATTTCCGTTACGCGAAAGTTATAGCAACTTTTACGACTTGGGGGTTTCATTGCTCCCATCATTCATCTCCGCATATGCATACTTGAATATATAGCCGATAACAATAGATACTGCTATCAACAATATAAGTATCATTACATTAACAGAGTGGACGACAGTCATTTTTTAGACTCTTCGTATTGGTATACGAGAAATACTCCTAGGGTTACCCAGAAAACTATTTCAAGACCATAACCAGACATTATTGTATGAGGGGTAGAATTTGCTCCTTTACCTTATCTGCAATCTCGCCAACGATATTGATATCTATACCCATGAATGGTGGAATGAATCCAATCATTCTAAAGAATCCTTCTGCAAACAACGCTAGAAATACAAAACCTAATACCATACTAATCAAGCCAGCATTTCTATTGTGCTGACGAATAGCATCGTCTATCATTTCTTGTACTTGTGCTTCAGTTACAGTAATT